CAGCTTGGGATTTAGGAATAAATGATTCAACGGCAATTTGGTTTGCACAAATTTATAGAGGAGGTGCGGTTAATGTTATTGACTATTATGAAAATAGTGGGGTTGGACTTGACCATTATGCAGAAGTATTGCGAAAAAAAGATTATCATTGGGGAGACCATCTGGCACCGCATGATATTGAAGTTAGAGAACTGGGTTCAGGGAAATCAAGATTAGAAACGGCTTTTAGTTTAGGTATTCGTTTTAGGGTTATTCCAAGAATGAAGATAGCGGATGGTATTAACGCTGCAAGAATGATGTTACCTAAATGTTATTTTGATAGAGACAAATGTTCAGAGGGTTTGGAAATGCTACGGCAATACAGACAAGAGTGGGATGAAAGAAAAAAAATATTCAGAGACCAACCAAGACATGATTTTACATCCCACGCTGCGGATGCTTTTCGTTATTTAGCTGTTGGTTTAGAAAACAGAACGACTATGACAAAAGCACCACAAACTGTTGCCGTTAATGAGTATAATCCATTTGCAATGCAATGAAAGATTTGCGTGATGCTTTAAAGATAATGCAGACAAGTGCTATTCATAAAACTTGGGGTCCAGAGGAAATAGACAGATGTATTGTAACACCATTAGAATTAAGCCAGTATAGTATTATAACTGAAAATAATGAACCAGTTGTGTTTGGCACATGGGGATTTCCAACAGAAGAACAAATAGAAGAATATTTAAAAACACAAAGGTTTCCAATTGAAGGATATAAAAGTCAAGGAAAAAATGTTTGGATGATTGATTTTATTTCAAAAAAAGATTATACCTTTAAAGGTGTTAAATATTTTAAGTATTTATTAAATAACAAAGGTTATAACAAAGCGTTATGGTTTAGAGTTAATAATTTGAAAATATCTTGGCATAAATGGAAAGGGAAGTGATATGGGTGGTTCTCCAGTAAGATTTATAAAACGAGCAGGTAGAGCTGTTCAAAAAACAATAGGCGAGCAGTTTGAAGAATTAATAGAGAAGCCAACAAAAAAAATAGCAAGAGAAACAGTTGATACTGTTACAGGCATGGATAAATATGACAGAGGTGCTCCTTCTCCAGAGACACCAGAGGTTACACCTGAAGTAACGCCAGAGGTTGTAGAGGATGATGAAACAATCACAACAAGATATGCAACACGAAGAACTAAAAGGTCAGGTCAGGCAGGAACAATAATAGAAGGTTATGGTGTTGTTCAGCGACCTAAATCAGAAAAAGCTATTACATAGGAGCTTACAATGTCGTTTTTAAAACCTAAAGTTTATGTTCCGCCACCACCGCCACCGCCACCAGAGCCGACACAAACAGATTATGAAACAGCTACAGCGTTGGCACAGGAAGCAGAAACGACAGAAAGGAAAAAACGCAGAGGTAGGGGTAGCACTATAGTCGCTGGTAATTTAGATGAAACATCTACTAGCATGAGTAGCACAGGCGGTTCACCAACTTTATTAGGGTAAGAATATGATGGATGTAAAAGATATAGTCGCTAGATTCCAACACATTGAGGGTCAGCGTGATAATTGGAACAACCATTATCAGGAACTTGCAGATTACATGTTGCCAAGAAAAGCCGATATAGTTAAAAAGAGAAGTCGTGGCGAAAAGAAAATGGAACTTATCTTTGATGGCACAGCTTTACAATCAGTAGATTTACTTTCTAGTTCATTACATGGGATGCTTACATCAGGTGCAAGTGCCTGGTTTCATTTAACAATGAAAGATGAAGAACTTGGCAGAGATGAAGAAGTACAAAGATGGTTAGAAGATAGTTCTCAACGAATGATGCGTGCTTTTACAATGTCAAACTTTGAGACTGAAGTGCATGAGATGTATGTAGATTTAGTTGTGTTTGGCACAGGATGTATGTTTGTAGAAATGGAAAACAATACATTAAGGTTTTCAACACGCCATGTATCTGAATTTTATGTAGCAGAGGACCAGTTTGGTATTGTAGATACAGTATTTAGAAAATATGAATTATCAGCAAGACAAGCTGTTCAAAGGTTTGGGATAGACAATGTTGGAACATTTATACAAAGAACATTTAAAACAAAACCAGATGAAGAAGTTACAATTTTACATGCGGTAATGCCAAGAAAAGACAGAGACCCAAGTAAAAAAGATAATAAAAACATGCCGTTTGCTTCTATGTATATTTGCATGGAAACAAAAATGATAATTGCTGAAAGTGGGTTTCAGGAATTGCCTTATGTGGTTCCACGCTTCCTCAAGGCAACAGGGGAAGTCATGGGTAGGTCGCCTGCTATGGTTGCGTTGCCAGATGTCAAAATGTTAAATTTAATGTCTAAAACAATTATTCAAGCTGCACAGAAAATGATAGACCCACCTCTATTAGTTCCTGATGATGGATTCCTCCTCCCTATCAGAACGCAGCCAGGCGGTCTAAACTTTTACAGGTCTGGTTCAAGAGATACAATAACGCCATTAAACACAGGTGCTAACATACCGATTGGGTTGCAGATGGAAGAACAAAGAAGGCAAGCAATTCGTGCAGCATTTTTTGTTGACCAGTTGTTAAGTGGCACAACACCAAACATGACAGCTACAGAAGTTATACAAAGGCAAGAAGAAAGAATGAGAGTTATAGGACCTGTTCTTGGTAGATTAATGAATGAAATGTTAAGACCTTTGATAGACAGGGCGTTTGCATTAATGTTACGAGCAGAAATGTTATCAATTCCACCAGAGGTGTTGCAAGGCGTTGATGTGGATATAGAATATGTATCGCCACTTGCAAGAGCACAAAAATCAAGTTCAGTAAACGGAGTTATTAGAGCATTAGAAATATTAATGCCATTAGCACAAAGTTTACCAGTAGGAGACCATATCAATCCAGATGGGTTAGTTAATTATCTAACAGAATCTTTAGGTGTTCCAAAGAAGGTATTAAAGCCACAATCAGCTATTGATGAAGAAAGAGAAGAAAGAGCAGCTATGCAACAAGAGCAGATGGCAAGACAGATGGAACAAGAGGATGTTGCTACTGTTGGTCAGGCAGCACAAGCAGTAAGAATGGTTGGTGCTAATGAATGATTCAATTCCTATAAAAAAACAACCAGCTTGGATGAAAAGAGCTTTAAATCCAAATACACCTATGACAGAAGCTAGGGAAACAATACAAACAATTTCTATTGATGGTAGGCTTTTTCCAACTGTTCGTATGATTGATGGTAAATTAAAAAAATTAAGTGTTGATGATGCTTATAATATGGCTATGGAAAAAAAAGATTTTATAGAGTTTGATACAGATAAAGCTGCTACATCTTTTTCTAAAATGTTAAGTAAAATGGTTGGAAAAAAAAGGCAAAAGACAATAATGGATATTTCAACATGAATGACCAGATGGCACAACTAAAAGTGATGTATAGAGATGTTTTTGGTGATAACGCTGGTAAAAAGGTTTTAGAGGATTTGGAGATACGCTGTAACTGGCGTGCTTCAAGTTATGTAGCAGGAGATGCCAACGCTACAGCTTTTGAAGAAGGTAAAAGGGCAGTAATCTTACATATTTATAACATGATGAAAGAGGAAGAAAATGTCAGAACAAGTAGCTGAACAGGTAGACCAACCGACCCAGCCATCTGTGTTGGAGACTCCAGCAGAGGTAGCTCAAGGTGGTTCTGGTAACAGTTTTATAGAAATGATACCAGAAGAATTAAGAGAACATCCAAGTTTATCACCAATAAAAGATGTTGGTAATTTAGCAAGGAGTTATGTAAACGCACAAAAATTAATTGGTGCAGACAAAATTCCATTGCCAAAAAACCCAACAGATGAGGAATTAGATAACATTTACAATAAGTTAGGTAGACCAGAAACCGCAAGTGGTTATGAATTGCCTGTTGACGGAAATGTTATTACGGAAGAAATAGCCACACAATATGCAGATATTGCACATACATTGCGATTAACTCCACAACAAGCACAGGGCGTTTTAGATTATTACAAAAGTTCAGTAGCTCAAACACAGGAAGGATTGCAACAGGAAGCAGAGAAGCAAGCAGAAAAGACTGCATTAGAGTTGCAAAAAGAGTGGGGTAATGAGTTTGAATCTAAAGTAACATTAGCAAAAGATGTTGTAGAGCAGTTTGGTAATACAGAATTATTACAAATGAAGTTAGAAGATGGAACCTTAATAGGTAATCATCCAGCTTTTATAAAAGCATTTGCCGCTATGGGCGATTTTAAGCAAACTGTAACAAGCGAAGATACAGTTTCAGATAGCACAAAGAATGTAAACTTTACACCAGCTATGGCACAACAGGAGATAGATAGTATTATGAATGACAAACAACATGCTTACTGGAATAGGAAAGACCCTATTGGCAGACAGCGTGCTGTTGAACGCATGCAGGAATTGATGGGATTAGTTCATGGATAAAGGATTAACACCAGAACAAGAGATTCGTTTAGAATGTTTAAGGTTTGCCGTTGAATTTGGAACGCAAAGAGATTTATTGCATCCAGAACGACAAGCTGATATATATTATAAATGGGTAACACAGGGTAGCTTGGAAACAAGTCCTAAAGACAATCGGATAGACGATAGCTTTAAGACAGCTAAAAAGACTAGGAGTGTCCGTTAAAGGGTAGCACGCTGTAAAATTCAAATGTAACTTTATTAAGGGAGACAATTATGTCAACTTCAGTAACTACAGCATTTGTCCAACAGTATTCTGCAAATGTGCAGATGCTATCTCAACAAATGGGAAGCCGTTTGAGAGATGCAGTTCGTGTAGAAAACATTACTGGGAAAAATGCTTTTTTTGACCAAGTTGGTGTAGCAACAGCACAGTTGCGAACCAGCAGACATGCCGACACTCCACAGATAGATACACCCCACGCAAGGCGTAGAGTGAGTCTAGCTGATTACGAGTATGCGGATTTAATAGACGACCAAGACAAAGTAAAAATGTTAATTGACCCAACATCTAGCTATGCTATGGCTGCGGCTTCAGCAATGGGTAGAGCAATGGATGATGTTATCATTACAGCAGCTCTTGGAACTGCCTTTACAGGCGAAACAGGTTCAACTTCAACATCATTTTCATCTGATAATCAGATTGCAAATGGAAGTGCAGATATGTCAGTCGCTAAACTAATACAAGCTAAAAAGTTATTAGATTTAGGAGATGTTGACCCATCTATACCAAGATATATTGCAGTTGGTCCTAATCAGGTTGAAGCATTACTTAATACTACTTCAGTAACAAGTTCTGATTTCAATACAGTAAAAGCTCTAGTTCAGGGTGAAGTAGACACCTTCATGGGCTTTAAATTTATCGTGTCAAACAGATTGTCAAAGTCAGGCAATATTCGTTCATGTTTTGCATGGGCGGAAGATGGTTTAGCTTTAGGAATTGGCAAAGACATTAATGCAAGAATAGATGAGAGAGCCGACAAAGGTTACTCAACTCAAGTTTATTACTGCATGAGTGTAGGTGCTACTCGTATGGAAGAAGCTAAAATCATTCAAATTGACTGTGATGAATCAGCGTAAGGGAGAGTAAAATATGACTACTAAAAACTCCACACTTGTATCTAACTTTGAAGCTAGTCCTCAAGTTGCAAGTGATGCCCACGAGTTACATGGCGTGATGCGTGTTGCTCAAGGCACTATAGCTCTAGCGGCTGGTGATAGCACAGATGATGATATTGTCATGCTTGCACCAATACCAAGTAACGCATCTATAACTGCACTACAAGTTGCAGCAGATGGGTTAGGCGGAAGTTGCACATTCAATGTTGGCTTGTATCAAACAACTGGAACTGTTGTTGATGAGGATTTATATGCTTCATCTGTAGCAGACGGCACAACGGCAGTAGCGGATTTAAGAACCGAAGCAGCTAATATTAATACTATTGGCAATCAACTTTGGCAAGACGCTGGTGCTTCTACCGACCCAGGTGGTTACTACTATGTTGCAGTAACCTTTAATGCGACAGGTGGAACATTAGGTGATATGTCTTTTATCATACACTATGTTGTAAACTAAAATTAGTTAGGAGCAGTTAATTCTGCTCCTTACTTTCAGGAGTTTTAAATGCCATCAGTTGTAGATATTTGTAACGAAGCAATGGATTTATTAGGTGCAGCAACAATTACAGCACTTACAGAAAATTCAAAAGAAGCACGATTATGTAACAGAAGATTTGAAACAGTAAGAGATGCTGTTTTTAGAGCACATACATGGAATGTTTCCATTCAAAGAGCGTCATTAGCATTAGACACAGATACCCCTGCTTTTGGTTTTGCTTATCAGTTTAGTTTGCCAACCGACCCTTATTGTTTGAGGGTTGTTTCTTTTTGGAACTCAAATGTAAACAATGATGTAGCTGCTTATGACAGCAATGTTATGTTTAAGATTGAGGGCAGAAAAGTTTTATCTAACGAGGGAACCTGTAGTATTATATATATTGCTAGGGTAACAGACACAGAGCAGTATGACCCTTTGTTAAGTAGCACAATAGCACATAGGTTAGCGTCAGAAACAGCTTATGCTATTACTGGTAGTAATTCTTTAGCACAGTCAATGTATGCTTTATACCAAGCAAGGTTGAGTGAAGCAAGAAGCATGGATGCTCTAGAGGGTTATCCAGAGCAATTACAGGCGGACACCTACACAAACGCAAGGTTGTAAAGTGGCAAGAGTATCTTCTATAATCACCAATTTTAGAGCAGGTGAAATATCGCCACGATTAGAAGGTAGAGTTGATTTACAAAAATATAACGAAGCCGTCAAAGAATTAGAAAACATGATAGTGTTTCCTCAAGGTGGTATAACGAGGAGACCAGGCACATACTTTTCAGGAACAACTAAAGATAACGGACAAGTTAGATTAATTAATTTTGAGTTTAGTGATACACAGGCGTATGTATTAGAGTTTGGCAATAATTATGTAAGAATATATAAAGATGGTGGATTAGTTACAGAAGCAACAACCGCTATTAGTGCAATTACAAATGCAAACCCAGCAGTTGTAACTTCTAACTCTCATGGTTTAAATAATGGTGATAGAGTATTTATAACAAGTGTTGTGGGAATGACACAGGTAAATAATTTAGAATTTACTGTAGCTGGTAAAACAACTAATACATTTCAGTTAAGTGGCATAGATAGTTCTAGCTATACAGCGTATGGTAGTGGGGGAACTGCTGGGAAAATAGTAGAGGTTACAACTACCTATACGACAGCACAATTACCTAATATTAATTATGCACAGTCTGCTGATGTTTTATTTCTTTCACATGAAAGCCATGAACCAGCAAAACTTACTAGAACTAGTCATACATCTTGGACATTGACAGATATAGACTTTACAGATGGACCTTATTTAGATGAAAATATAACAACTACTACATTGTATGCTTCTGCAAACACAGGTTCAGTAACGATTACAGCTTCAGCAAGTTTGTTTGCAAGTACAGATGTAGGAAGATTAATAAGATTTAGAGAAATAGTTGAAGCAGAACATGATGCTTGGGTTGCAAGCACAAGTTATGCACAAAATGATTTAGTAAGATTTAATGGTAATGTGTATAAAAAAACTGATTCAGGAACCGATACAAGTGGTGCAACACCGCCTGTTCATACAAGTGGCTCAAAAGCGTATGGTGATATAACATGGGAGTTTCAACACAATGGGTCTGGCTATGTTAAAATAACAGGTTATACAAGTGCTACAGAAGTAACTGCAACATTTAAAAATAGTGCAGGTGTGTTGCCTGCTAGTGTTGTAGGTAGTGGCAATCCAACAACTTTATGGTCATTAGGTAGTTTTAGTGCCACGACTGGTTTTCCTAGAGCAGTAGCGTTTTATGAAGAAAGATTATATTTTGCAAGCACCACAGACCAACCACAAACAATATTTGGTTCTGTAAGTGCTGATTTTGAAAATCATACACCAGGCACAAATGCAGATGATGCTATCAATGTAACTATAGCTTCAGACCAAGTTAATGTTATTAAACATTTATTACCTGCAAGATTTTTACAATTACTTACAACAAGTGCTGAATTTACTTTATCTGGAGGTTCTGGTTCAGAGCCAGTAACGCCTACTAATGTGAATGTATTAAGAGAAACAACTTTTGGAACTGGTAATGTTAAGCCATTAAGAGCAGGTAATAGCACAATATTAATACAAAAAGGTGCTGAAAAGGTAAAAGAAATAACTTTTGATTTAGATACAGATGGTTTATTAGGTGTTGATTTGACAGTATTAGCAGACCATTTAGCTAGAGGTGGATTAAGTGATATGGTGTGGCAACAAGAGCCAGAGTTATTATTGTGGTTTGTGCATACAGATGGGCGTTTAATTGGATTAACTTATGACAGAGCTAATGCGACTATAGGTTGGCATGAACATAAAATGGGAGGTAGGTCTGGCACAGCAACTATAACTGTTACAGATTATGCAAACATAGCAACAGGAACAACTATTACTTTTACAAAGTCTGATGGTACAACTGTTACATTTACAAGTGAAGCGGCTGGTTCTAGTAGTCCATCAAGTTCTTTAGGTTTTAGACCAAACACAAACAACGATACAACAGCAGATAATATTTATACAGCTATTAATGCACATGCGGATTTTACTGTAGCTAACCCTGCTTCTAATGTAGTTACAATAGAAGAAACAACGCCTAGTGCTTATGGGTATTTATCTATAACAACATCAGATACAACAAGATTAGCTACTACAAATCAGTCAGCACCAGTAGTAGAAAGCATAACAGCTATACCAAGTGGTGCAGAGGACCAAGTTTATGTAAGTGTTAAAAGAACTATTAATGGCACAGAAACCAGAAGTGTTGCTTATATTAAATCTTTATATTTCAATGATTTAGTTGCAGATGCTTTTTTTGTAGATAACGGATTAACTTACGACAGCACAGCTACAACAACAATTACAAGTTTAAATCATTTAGAAGGTGAAACTGTGCAAATTCTAGCTGATGGTTCTGCACATGCAGATAAAACTGTAAGCGGTGGAACGATAACATTAGATAGAAGTGCATCTAAAGTTCATATTGGATATAGTTATAATTCATTAGTGGAAACATTAAGAATGGAAGCTGGAGCAGAAGATGGCGTTGCACAAGGTAAAATAAAAAGAATACATGGTGTAACAGCAAGATTTTTAAACACAGTTGGTGCGGAACTAGGACCAGACACAGATAATTTAGACAGATTACCATTTAGAGACAGTAGTATGGCTATGGATGAAGCTGTGCCTTTGTTTACAGGAGACAAAGAAATATCGTTTCCATCAGGTTATGAAAATGATGCAAAAATAATAATAAGACAAACGCAACCCTTGCCAATGACTATATTGGCTATAATGAGAAGGTCTAATACATTTGATGCTTAAATTTAAAAAGAACATTTAGATATGATAGAAACACAATTTCATTTCCCAGAAAGCTCAAAATTAGCTATGGTAAAAGAAAGTTGTTTAAGTGCTTATACAGCATTGTTAGAAAGTAAAGTTTTAATGATTGGTGGCGTATATGGATTGTGGCAAAATGTAGGCGAAGCATGGTTTCTTATGTCAAGCATGGCTTACAATAAACCTTTTGCTGTTGCTAAATATTCTAGTCAGTTGTTACAACATGTGATAGAAGAAAATAAACTAACCAGAGTGCAAGCAAGTGTGCATGTAGATGATAAGCAAGCAGTTAGGTATGTAGAATGGTTAGGGTTTGAGAATGAAGGTCTTATGAAAAAGTTTGGTCCAGATGGTTCTGATTATTTTAGATTTGCGAGGGTGATGTAATGGCAACTTACTCAAATGACCAAAACGCATCACAAAGCCGTAGCCAAAGTTCAAGTGGCAATACTGTTGGAGCTGCATCTACAGGAATAACAGCAATCATGGGTTTTAAAGCAAGTCAAGCTGCTGCAAAAACAGCAAAACTAACTGCTGAATATGATGCTAAAGTTAAAGAAAACGAAAGAATACTATTAGAAAGACAAGCAAGAGATGAAGAAAAACAATTAAGACAAAACTCTGAACAGCTTATGTCTGCTCAAAGAGTTGCTATTAGTAAATCAGGCACACAAATAGGTGGCAGTAATTTACTTGCATTAAGGGATGCAGCTATGGGAACGGAATTAGATGCTATAGCGATTAGGTATGCAAGTAGTATAGAACAACAAAAGAAAACAGCCGAAGCAGCTATGGCAAGAGCTTCAGGTAGAGCAAGAGCTTCACAAATAAAAACACAAGCATACGCAAACTTAATTGAGAGTGGTGCAAGAGCTGCCACTATGATGGGGTAAATTATGAGAATACCAGTATATCAACAAGGCAAAGGTGTAAGAAAACCAACGACACAGTTGGGTTTAAAAGCAGATACACAGGCATTTGTTGGCTCCGCTTTACAGACAGTAGATTTTTTTAAGAAAGCAGAAAAAGCTCAATTTGATTTTATTATGGCAGAAAAAGATGCGGAAACCAAAGCTGTTTACACAAAAATTAAAAATGAATATGTTGATGAAGTAAATGAATTTCAACGAAACGACAAGTCAACAACAACAACAGAATATCAAGGTAATTTTAATAATTTTAATAAAAAGTTTGATTTAAGGTATGGAAAATATAATTTAACGGCAAACCAAACTCGTGATATAAAACAAAAAATGTCTTTGTTGGTTACTAATGCACAACAAACAGGTAAGCAATCTGCCTTTAACAGAGGTAGAGACGAAGCTAGTAAACTAAACAACAGCATTATAAGAAACTATGTAACAGAAATAAGTAAATTGCCTTTAGACCATCCATTAAGAAATGAAATGGTAAAACAGGCAGAAGAAGAAATACAATATGCACAAGACAATGGTGAAACAAAACATTTAGATATTTCTACAAGAGACAAATTAACACAAGAAATTTTAACAAACGATACAATGATGTTAGTTGATACTACTAACAGTTTAGATTCGTTAGATTCTTTGCGAGAAACAACTTTGCAAAGTGAAAAAATATTGTCGTCAGAAAAATCATCAATACTAACTAAAATAGATGCTAAAACAAAAACAGTATTGAATCAAGTAGCATCTGATGTTGTTAATAAAATTATAACAGCAGATTTAGGTGCAGAAACTAACAAGTCAATTCAGTCCGCTATAGCTACAATTAAAGGGAACGAAGATTTAAAAATAAAATCTACTAAAGATGGCAAAGTGGTTGATATAAATTTTGGGAAAATACCTGCTAAATATAAAGATGCGTTTATATTAAAAATAGAGACAGAGTGGGGTAAAGCACAAGATAAAGAATATGCTAATGTTTACAATACTTTAAAAACAGATATACAATCAAAAGATTTGTCTACATTAAAAAAACAATTAAAATCAATAGAAACTAACAAATCATATAAACAATTTATTGATGTAAATAAAAGAAATGGGTTGGCAAGATTAATACAAGATGAAATTAATGAACGAGCACCAAAAGCCGTAGCAAATGCAAGAGAAGTTGTTGATAATATCGTAGCTAAAGTAACAGTAAGAGGTGTTGTAGATGAAGATGACGAATCAAATTTTGCTGATGCTCATAATAAATTATTGTTAGCAGAAAGATATGAGCAAGCAAATAAGCTAAAAACCGAATTTAATGCTTTAAAAGTAGGAGCTAATGTATTTAACCGAATACAATTTTCAAGTGCAGAGGAAACAGCTAAAGCAAGATTAGAATTAGCAAGAGAGTTAAAAGAAAACCCAAATGTTGTAACAAAAAAACAATTACAAATGTTTGATGATTTAGTTAAAAAAAGAGAAGCAGAACTTAAAAATGACCCAGTAAGTTATTATTTAACAAATTCTAATTTAAAACCAGAAGATGTAACTACTGAAAAATTAATAGAATTTCAAAGAAATTTAAAAGTTCCTGAATTTGAAATAAGATTACACACAAATCAAGAATTAGAATCGTTTAAAAATACATACGAAGGTGCTCAAACATATTCGGATAAAGCAAACGCATTAAATAGTTTTGTGGTCAGTAAAGGTATAAATAATGAAAAAAGGGTTTTAAGGCATTTAGTTGAAAGTGGCACAATATCATTAAGAGATAATTTTTTAGCAGCATTTGGAACTAATGCTAAAACAAAATCTGTTTACATTGCTAACGCAGATGAAAATATTAAAAGATACAAGACTTCTGTAACTCTAGCAAATAGAAATGAAGTGTCTAATGAAACAACTGAATTATTTGGAGATTATTCAAATAGTTTTTTAGGAGTTGGTGCAGATGATGTTTTAGGTGGTGGTTTTACAAAAGGTAGAGCAAGTTTTATACTAGGTATGCGTGATTTAGTAACAAATACTGCAAATTTTTACTTGGATTCTGGTCAAGAAAAAGACCCTATAGTTGCTGCTAATAGAGCTTTTGAGGATGTTGTTGGTAGTAATTATAATTTGAACAACACAATAAATGATGGTGTTGTAAGATTTGACAAATCCATATTAGAAGAAACAGCTACTAATGTTACAGAAATTTTATCAGTTTCATTGCTAAATAATGTAGATTATTTAAAAACTGTTGTGGTTCCTCCTCCTGCTCCTTTTGGTTTAGATGAAGCTGGAATACAGCAACATAATGAAAATTATTATGAAGAATTAGCAGAAAAGGGCACATGGAGAACAACTAACGATAATCAAGGTGTTTATTTGGTTGACCAATTAGGAAATATAGTTCAGCGAAAAGACATTATAACCGAGCCAGGTGTATCGGAGCAACCTTTTGTAAGCGTAAAGTTTAGTAAAGTGGGTGAGTATTTAGAAAAATATAATGAAATAAAGTCTAACGAAGCAAATATTAATCAAAGAAAAATTAATTTAAGGAACCATTTTATCCAAGTAGGGCAGTTATTTTAATGGTTGATTTATACATTCCAGAACAAAAATATGATAAAAATCTTAACGACAATTATTACGATTTAGCAAAAACTGGCACATTAGATGTATTAGGAGCTTCTTTTCAAGAAACTTTATATTACAATCCTGCAAATGCTTTAGGTAGAACTTTAGAACAATTTACAGGCAAAGGTATTCAGGGAAGAATTTTATCAAAAGAAGAATGGGAAAATAGCGACTATTTTAGAAATGGTATAGAGATTGGCGAAGATGGTATAAAAGAAGGTTTAGCTCAATTATTCGCTGAAAGAGTAGATAAAAGGCGTTCATTTAATAATGTTTTACAAAGGTCTAAAGGTGGCTATGGCTTGGGTGCAGCACAATTTGGAGTGGCATTAGCTGGAAGTTTGTTAGACCCATTAAATGTTGCTTCTGGTTTTATACCTTCAATAGCGGTTGCTCGTAGTGCTACATTAGCTGCTAAATTTGGTCAAAGAGGAAAAAGATTTAGCACAGGATTAGTGGATGGAGCTATTGGTGCTGCGGTTTTAGAGCCATTGGTTTTAGGTCAATCTATTGCTGAACAAGATAAAGACTACACATTAATGGATAGTTTTTTAAACATTGCTTTAGGGGGTGTGTTGAGTGGGGGATTACATTACGGCATAGGTAAAATGTCAGATAGAATAAATAAAATAAAACCTACAACAAGAGAAAATATACATAAAACTGCTACTAGCCAAGCTCTAACAGATGAAAAAATAAACATTAGCAAATTAGCAGAAGAATCTGAAACTGTTAAAATAAAACAACCAGACCAAGAAGTTGACCAAATTGTTGTGTATGATTCTAAAGGCAAACCAAAATTAGTTACTAAAGTTTCTACAGAGCCAGATGGTAAAATTGTTGTAAAAGATACTGATGGCACAGAAAAAATATTAGATAAAAGCAGTCTTTCTGCTAAATCTATTTATGACGAAGATTACCAAGTAGACACTTTTAGCATAGAAAATGGTGAGTTTACACTAGATGAATTTGGCAGTTTTAAATTAAACGAAATTACTTCTCTTAAAACAGACGAACTTACAACAGTTGATAACATAAAAATGTTAAATAAATTAAAAGAAACTGTTAATTTAAGTGGCAAAATATTAAAAGACCAGAAAAAAAACATAGCAAAAGATATAAGAGAAAAATACAGCAAACTTGGGAAAGTTTTTAAGAAAAGTGAAATTAAAAAGAAAATTGAAGATGTTATAAAAAACATAGATGAAACACTTGTTGTTTATGAAAGACACATAAATGCTATTGAGATAGCTAAAAAAAGAATACAAGGAAAAAAAGTTATTAGACCAAAAGACCCTGTAAAAAACAGAGTGTCTAAAGATGGAGAAAAAGATTTACAAACTTCTGAAACAATAGCAGAAGTTAAAGAAGGCGAAGAATTAAATCCAGAACAACTGTCTAATACTCAAGATTCAACTAAAATTGTTAATAAGTTAGGAGCTTTAGACGAATACCAAGCTAAAGTAAACGAAATTAAAAATGAAAGTTCCGAATATCAAGGTCAGACTTTAGAAGAAATAAACGAAGAAAATTTATCTTTACAAGAAGAACTAGATGACCCAAATGTTACAAAAGATTTGCCTGAAGTTGCACAAAATTATCTATCAGGGTTAAAAGCACAAATAAAGACAGCAGATGCTTTAGCAGAAAAAGCTACTACATCTTATGAAAAAGCTGTAAACGCTGGAGCCACTTGCGTTATGAGAGGTAAAACATGAGTTGTATATCTGAAATTATGGATGCTGCTAAACGAGCAGGTATAGAAATACTTGAAGATGAAGCAAAAGAAATAGAACAAATTTTAAGCGAAAAATTAGCTAAAAAAGTTGCTGAATCTGGAGATGATACAAATTTAGATATTTTTAAATTAGCAAGGCAAATAGCAAAACAAGCAAGAATAAATGCAGCAATACAAAGAAAATCAAGATTAATAAATGCAAGAGCTTACACAGCTATTATGAAACGAATAGTTGCAAACAAAGATAATCCTGGAGAAGCTCTGTCAGCCATTATGGTTGGAGACATTAAAACATTAGAAAATGGATTGTCTAGTGTAGACGCAAGGCAACAAGCAATAGGAGCAGAGTATGCAGGCAGATTAGTTGCAGCATTACGAGATGCTGATTTAGAAGATGTGTTTAAAAGTGGAGATTTAGACGAGTTAATTTACACAGCAATGTTTGATGGTCCATCTAAATTAGATAACTCAACAGCTTCTAAAGATGCAATTAAAATTGCTGAAATAGTAAAAAAGGTGCAAAAACAATTAGTTAAAAGGAAAAACAGAAGTGGTGCAGTAATTACAGAATTAGAAAATTATGTTGTAAGGCAATCGCATGATTCGGTTTTATTAAGAAAAGCAGGCAAGGCAAAATGGGTTTCTAAAATTAAAGAAAAATTAAGCGATAAAACTTTTGAAAATAAACCTGCCTTTAAGGATGGCAAACCTTATACAGAAGATGAATTTTTAGAAGATATATATGATAGTTTAGTTAGTGGGAATCATCAAAAAACAGATGGTTCAGATTCCCCAAACAATATGTTGCAATCTATTGACGCTTTTTCAGGTCCTTCAAATTTAGCAAAAAAATTAAGCACTTCAAGAGTTTTGCATTTTAAAGATGGACAATCTTCTTACGATTATTCTAAAGAATTTTCACGAATGACTTTTTCAGAATCAGTAGTAAATGGTATTATACATGATGGTCAATCTATAGGTTTAATGGAAACTTTTGGCACAAACCCAAAATCTATGTTTGACACAGTTTTAAAGCACATACAAAATATAAACAAAGGCAAACCAACTGCTTTAGGCACTATTAACAAATATCGTTTAGAGAATCAATTTAAAGAACTAGATGGCACAACAAGAGCTAGAGGGTCTAATAAACTTTATTTTGGCAATAGTGTTGATTTTGCAGGAATTGGTGCTGCTGTAAGAATGATACAAAACATGGCAAAATTAGGAATGGCTACAATATCTTCTTTTTCAGATGTGGCAACAAAAGCTGCGTTTATAAATTCACGAACTGATAGGGGTATATTTGGTTCTTATGCAAAAGCATTTTCAGATATTTTTAAAGGTTACAATTCTAAAGAGCAAAAAAAATTAGCTTATTTATTAAATGTTGGTGTAGATAATTTTTTAGGAGAAGTTCATGCACGATTTGGTGCAAACGACAGTATGCCTGGAATGATTGGAAAAGCACATCAAATGTTTTTTAGATTGAATGGTATGCAATGGTGGAATAATGCACAAAAAACTGGTTTGGTTCGCATGATGGCAGCAGATTTAGCTCAATACACAGATTTAGCTTTTTCAGACATACCTGTAAAAACAAGAACTAATTTAACTAGATATGGCATTGGTGAACTTGAATGGAGTTTATACAGTCAAATGCAGAAAACAGCATTAGATAATAACAATTATTTAGTGCCTTCTGCTGTAGACACCATACCTAGCCAAGTAATAGAACAAGCAGCTTTAGCAAGGGCAAATTCTTTTAGAAAAAGAAAAAAGAAAGTTGTAACTGAAAATGAATTACAAAAATATAAAGATGAATTAACTACAAAACTTTCCACTTTTTACGCAGATGCAGCAGATTCAGCTATACCAACGCCAGGAGCTAAAGAAAGAGCCGTTATGAATATGGGAACTTTAAGGGGAACTGTTGTAGGTGAAGCTATAAGAGCTATAATGCAACTTAAAGGATTTCCAATAACTTATATCACTAAAGGTATGAGACAACAATATTATGCACAAAAACAAATAGGAAATAGTGGAATATTAGGTTTATCACAAATGATGGTAGGCACAACTGTTATGGGTTATTTATCTATGTCATTAAAAGATATTTTAAAAGGCAAAAATCCAGCAGAAGTTTTTAGTGAAAGAAATGGTTTAAATACAAAAACATTTATGAGAGCTTTTACGCAAGGTGGTGGTGCAGGGATTTACGGAGATTTTGTTTTTGGAGAATTTAACAGATACGGACAATCACCATTAGAAACTTTTGCAGGTCCTACATTCGGAACAGCAGCCGATATGTTAAAGTTATATTCTAATTTAAGAGATGGTAATGTTGATAAAGTAACTCAACAAGCATTTAGAACTTTAGTGTCTAACACACCTTATATTAATTTATTTTATACAAAAGCAGCTTTAGATTATATGTTTATATATGGTTTAATGGAAAAGTCTAATCCTGGTTATTTGAAAAGGATGGAAAGGCGAATGAATAAAGATTTTGACCAACAATTTTATTTGCCGCCATCAAGGTTTGCAAAAAAAACTATTATAGAGAAAGCAATAGATTAATTGATTTATACAACAAAATATATTATAAACAAAAAATGAGGTAGCCATGACAGTAAGTAGCACAACCACAAGAAACAGTTATTCAGGAAATGGAAGCACAACTGTTTTTGCTTATGGATTTAAAATATTTGATGATGATGATATAACTGTAATTATAAGAACAGACTCTA